TAAGGATAGTTTCTGGGTATATCCTTCCGTTTCTGTTTGGGGTGTCGTATTTTTGTAAAATAGCGTTCATAAAAATTTCATCAACACCACCACCACCTTCTATTTCTTTAATAATGGACTTATTATCTTCAGGTGAAATATACCCATCATTCTCTACCAATATACCATGACCTATTTCTCTAGCTTCTAAAACTCTCATAAATTTCATTTTTATATAAATATGTTGTGAGGTTAAAAACTCTGTAGTTAATTACCTTTAGATTTATGAAATTTAAACGTTTTGGTTATTAGTAGGGTTTCTTCTATCACTTTATTGGTTAAGTGATTTGTGGCTAGTAAAATTTCTTTGGATTTGATGTCTAGCTTTTTCATATTGTCTAGAAATAGTGTTATCTCACATCTCATAAAACTTCTTTTTCCTAATTTTATCCCACTAGAACGTAAATCTAAATCTACAATTGTGTTATTTTTAAAAGGAGTCTCTAATAAATGGTCATTTATAGAATGTTTTATTTTATTTTTAACTTTTTTAACCGACCTTTCCCAATTGGTTTCTTCATGCACTGGTTCTACCCATGTAGATAAGTTTATAAATATTGATTTTAGTGTTGTAGTATCTACAGTCCCGTAAGAGGTTCTAAATAGTTTTGAGATGTCTGTTTTTATCTCTCTTCCTTGTTTTAACATAGTGTTTAAATTTTATATACTAAATATAAAAAATAGACGTATTTAGTTCAAGTCCTCTAGAAGACCCCTAACCCTAATATAGGTATTTTTGGTTGTGTTTAATGTGCTAATTTCATTCTTAGTCTTAACTAGAGTTGCGGATAGTTCTTCATTTTTTGATTCGGAGATAAGAGTAGTTAATTTACTTAAAACTACTTCCTTAACATTGTTAAATTCTTTTTTTAATGTATCTTCTGACATTAATAAGGTATTTTTAAGGATAATTTTTTCTTCTTCAGTCAATATAGCATCATAAGCTTCACTATAATTTTTAGAAATGACGTGGGAAAGTATCTTTGGGTTTTTTATTTCGGTTATAGTCTTTTTAGTACCATCTATAAAATTCTCTGTTAGGTATTTTTTAGATTCGGTAATGCTACCAAAATTAATTACATTACTATTAAAAACTATATTATCTATATTTTTATATATTTTATTAACCCTATCTTCACACAACTCTGCCCTATCTTTAATGATTTTATCTAGTATAGGGGTTACCTCACTTAAGTTATTTTTATTATCCTTTAAGTAGTTTGTTGATTCGTTAATATACCCTTTCCTTTCTTCTTCTGACTTAAACGTTTTAGTTTCAATATCATTGTATAAAGTAAAAAACTCTCTAAGTGTTTTGGAGTACTTCATTGCCCCCATAACAACTGATAAATTTTTTTTAAATTTTCTGGTATTTTTAAATGAATTTTCTAGTATACTATCTATACTATTTTTATAATGTGAGAATACTTTCATAATAGTGTTTTATAATAAATATGTTTAGTCTTCTAATAAGGACTCAACTTCTTTATTTATCTTATCAATAGTTTTGTTAGTCCTACTCAAAACCTCATCTAACCCCTTTATCGTTAGTCCTTTATTTTCCATTATAATGTCTTTTGACCTTTCCACTTTAAACCCTTCGGCCGCCGGAACTGGTTCGGTAATTTCTTCACCCGCTCCAGGAGCTTCAGTTTCTGGACCGCCCATATCAAAGTCATCTACATCTTCACTACCACTATCTAACCCTGGTTCTTCTGCTGTATTTTCTGCCGTTGGTGGTTCTCCGTATAGTTTATCAACTTTAGTAAATACCCCAGTTTTTTTAATTACCTCAGGTGTAGCTGCTAATTCAGTAGATACGGCCTTCTCAAATCGTTGTTGTTGTAAATCTAATTTAATTTCTTCATCACTCATACCCAATATAAATTTCTTTGCCCATGTTGATGATACTGGTGCTATCCCATTTCCTGGGTCACCCACAGCATCCTTGTATAGTGTAATTTTAGTTTGCCATTGTTCCATCTTTAGTAGTTCAGCTTGGGTTGATGGGTTTGTTAGTCCTAGTGAGAAGTTTGATAGTTCATCTTCAAAACCTAAGACATACAAATGTATGATAGCTATTTTATTTAACTCTTGTATTATAGATTTTTGAATTCTGTTTATAGTCCTTGCAAATCTAATATCTAACAACGCTAGATTTTTACCTTCCCCTACAACCTCTTCGAAACCTAAAAAAGCTTTAGGTATCCTTAATGAAGCTAATAACTTTTTTTGTATATATTCTATATCTGCTATTTCACTTAAATTAGTAGCTCCAGGTAAAGTTTCGATAGGACTAGGAGCTGCTTGGTCTCTCACGGGTATAAAATAATCTTGGTCAACCGCCATTTGGTTCATCCTTAAATCTACATTACCATTTTTTGCGTCAACTACGGGGTCCCTTTTAAATTTATTAGCTACTTTTTGTATGTAAGCTTCGACATCCTTATCATCCATATTACCAACGAAGACTTTAAAAACTCTCCTTTCAGGTGCTCTAGATGTTCTATAAACTAACATAGCGTCCTCCGCTAATAATAATTGTTTCCAAATTCTTCTACATTTTTCCAACATAGAAGTACCATATGGCAACCTCCTGTCATCACCTAAAAGTCTAAAATGTGCTATTTCCCAAGAGTTAAAAGTTAATGCCTTTTCCTTCCAATTAAACTGCACTTTATGGTCTTTATTACCTTCCCCAGTCGTAGTATTCATTTGGTTTAGGTAACTGTGTCCTTCACTCCTATCTATTTCTATGTTTGGTAACTGGTTACATCCTATTATACCTTTTTCTGGGTCAATTTTTAAGTACACAAAATTATCACCATATTTACAACAATTCCTAATCCACATAGGTAAATTAGTACTTAAATCTAAAACATTGTTAAATAAATCACCTAATATAGATTTTATCCTACTAGATTCAGAAAAAATAGATAACATATAACCTTTTTCTGAAGGTGTGGTACATTCTTCAGCGTAAATGTCTAAAGCGGCAGAAATTTCCGGTGTAAACTCCATAGATTCATAATCATAATAGGAAGCTAACCTTGTTGGTTCGTAATAGATTGATTTGGTGTATAATTCATTATCTATTTTTTGCCACTGGTTGGATAGGTATAGGGATTGTTGCATTTGCAACTTTTTTTCCTCATATTCCTGTTTGTCTGTGGTTTTTAAAATGTCTTCAGGACCCAGTCTAAATTTTTGATATGACGGTTCTGGAGCGTTTGGGCCTTCTGGACCAAATAATTTACCTAGTTTTTGATATATTGTTAATTTTGCCATGTTGTTTAATAATAGGGATTATATTATAAATAGTAAATCATTTCTTATCGACCTTTCCCAAATAGCCAAGCGTTATCTTTATACAGTTGTTTCATGTCGTTATTTTGGTTCCCAGGGCTACCAATTATCCCTATATTTTGTTGTGGTCTACCATATTGTGACTCAGAAGAAGCAGGATTATCACCTGTGGTCCAACTATCTAACATGGCTTTAGTTAAGTTATCCGCTTTACTAAGGTCGGAAAAGGAATGTTCACCAACATATAAAGCCATAGCTAAGGCCATAATTAAATCATCATGTTTACCCTTCATGTGGTCAGGTCTTCCATTTATATAAACAAAAGTACTCATTTCATTTAATAATCTTTTAGACCTTACTACAAATTTATGTCTTAAAGCCTCCTCAAACGCAGATATTATTTGTACTCTTTTATTGTTAAATGCAAGACCCGGTATTTTATTTTGTGCGTTAGGGTTATATTTCCATTTGTCCGCGGTATTAACACCTTCAACATATAAATCCTTATAACCTAATTCTTGTAGCTTACGTGAAGTTGCCACACCCATACCACCAGTTATATCAGTAACTACATAAGCGTTGTACATTCCACCCCATTTATATATTATATCTGCAGCTAAGTCAGGTGGTATTTTTCCCAAATACTCAGCTACTTGTATTCTTTCGTCAAAATCTATAATGACAATAGAAGTAAAATCTTCAGAATCTCCCCGACTAACATCACAACCTAAAATATATCTATGACCTTTTATTGGTTTTTCCCACACCCACATTTGGTTGCCTATGAACATTTCTTCAGGGTCCCTGACATCTTCATTCTTTATTTTTTCTACCATTTCCGATGATATTACGTTATCACCAGAACCTAAGAATGCACTTTCTAATTCCTGTGCGACCCTTCTTCTATCATATTTAAGTTTTTTAACCATAGACTCAAACCAACTGGAACATGGCTTAT